CAATTTCCCTATATTTTTTAGCAACATAGGGTTTTAAGATTGCACCAGACCCGTTACCACCACTTATAGAAGCAGAAACAACTACACCAATATCAAATTCTTGTGGTTCTACATAAACATATTCTACACTTCCACTTAAAACTGGTTGAATAAGTGCTGTAGTACCTGCTCCAGAAGAAACGTTGATGTAAGGTGGATTGATAACGTCATAGTTTCTACCTCCATTTATAATGTTCACACTTGAAAGTGGTCCATAGTAAATTCTATCATCAGTTTTTGGACTGATAATTTCTACACCGTTTATCAACATTCCAACTCCACCAGGGAGAGTTTTATCTCCGTCTCCAGACTGATAGTTTGGATTTAAACTAAACTTTTTAAGTAACTTCTGTGGTCCAATAACCAAAGATTTATGGCGATATAAAACAAACCTATGTGTTCCAGTGCCGGCATTTAAAGAATCAAATTCTACATAAAATTCAGTTCCTATGAACGAACGAGATTCGTATAATTTTATTTTATTTCCAGACCCAAGAACTTCGACATAGTAACTAGACCCAGATGTCAATCCAGGTATTTGTGTGTTACTTGCCAAATAAACGATTCTATCGCCAGTAACTAAACTAGTATTGGAAGAAAATGCTATGATAGAAAACTTTAATGTTGCAGAATTAAACCCTTGCAGGTATCCAGTTGTGGAAGAAGATGATTTAACTCCAGTTGCCTCAGGTATTTCTGATAACGTTATATTTTTTGTTATTGTATAGGAAGGTAATGAATTAGAGGCTACATATGCGTATTTTTCTGCGTCATCTACATATAGATTTTGGATGTCAGATACAACCTTGCCATTTCCATATTTAATTGTCGCTCCACTACTATTAGCTTTGTTTAAAGTTCTTCTTAAATCATAATCTAATGATACTGAAGGAGAGAATCCCGTTAAAGAAGAAAGAATAATTTGATTAGTTGTTGTATTAATTGTTTGAACAATTGCACCAGAATAAACAACGTTTTGAGTTCCTCTGACTACAATTTCAACCGAATCTCCAACCTTTAAACTAGACTTATCGATGGCACTCAATAAAGTTAGAGTTGACCCCGAAAAAGACTGAATAAAATATCTGGAACTTGTATTATAAATCCAAGAATTGGCAAAAATTTCAGTATAAGATTTGTTAGTTGGTGGATTATCAATAACTCTTCCTAAATTTTTAACCGTGATCTTTTCATTTTCCACTATTCCCATCAAATCGGGACCATAAAACTCCGATAATACTCCAGTAATCAAGAGTTCTACTTTTTTAGATGTATCTCCGTTTTCATATCCAAAAACAACTTCGTCTGAACGAATTGAATTTGCTTTTGAAATTGTAGATGTTACATTTTTACATCCAAAAAACTGGTTAACACTTTTATCGGAGTAAGAAATTATATTATTCCCCGAAATTAAAGTACCAGTGTTTCCAAATCCGATTGTAGAATCTACGGTAATAATTGATGATCCAACAGATACTGTATCAATTACTCTTGTTTTTGGACTGATATTGAATTCACCTTCTGTTAAGTTACTATCATCATATCCAATAAACAAAGAAATTTTATAGTATGTTCTACCAGATCGGTTTATGATTTCAACTTCAGAAACAGATCCTTGTGTAGTTAAATCTGTGGATTTTCTAATTGTTTGACCAACAAGATTTGCTGGATCTCCAGATATTTTTTCTGCAGTAATTACTTGTCTTCTTAAGAATTTTGCAAAGGAAGGTTTAATTAAGTAATTTTCTAAATCTACAACTTTGATGTTTTCACCATAAAGAACTTTGAATAAAATTTTAAAAGATTCTTCTGTGCCTTTAGAAGCATAAAAACTTCTAGACTCTTTAATAAAATTACTTACATCTAAATTATTGGTAAAAGATACATTCTCCAGTCCGGGAGATAGACTATATCTTATTTTTTTATAAAACTCTTGTAAGAATAAGGCACTTAAATTTTGTACCGATGCACCTGCGGTATGAACTCCTGCTTTTGAAGTTGAGAAGGTAATCTCTGAAGGATTTAAAGCATTTTGATAGGTCGTGATCCCACTAAATCCTCTAACACAACCAGTAAAAGAGTTTGTGGTTATGCCTGTGTATGTGACAATTTCATCGTCAATTTTAAAGAGTCCATACTCTGATGGGAATCCCTTCGTAGTTGAAACAACAACAGTGGTTGATGATGTTGTTATTCCCGATGATAAAGTAGTATATCCCTTAACTACTTCTGGTGTTAAGTTATCTAACTTTAAGTATTGATCTAAATTATCCGCAAGATCAACTGGACCACCCTGATACTCCTGAGAAATATAATATTGCTTTAAAAACTCAGATGCTTTTGGAGATTCTGATAGTAAAAACTCTGGAAGTTGATTGTCAATAATTTGCTGGACTTTAACTCTCTTATCAAACCCAGTTTCGATCATATTTTATTTCCTCTCTAAATCCCCGTTAGAATAACTTGAAGTATAGTAATCTTTAGTAAATGTTACTCCGGAAATATTCTCTCCAGAGGATATCACATCCTTAAGCATATTTATTTCACTATCAGCAACGCTAAAACTCAAATATAGGTCAGTGAGACCAACAACATCGTTAGATTCTGGAAATGCTTGAACTTCAATAATATTATTTTCTTTTAAGGTAGATGTGACGTTAAGTGGACCGAGAATAATTTCTCCTGTTGCATAATCAACTGTACCTGCAGAAACAATCACATCCATATAAGAACCATCTGCAGCCCTTCTAACAATTGCGATACTTCCTTTTTTACTTCCATCAAGTTTCTTTCCAGAGGAATCTTTATAAGGTCTATCAGTTAGATAAACAGTATCGGTGCTTCCAGAAATAGTAAATCCTGTGCTCTTAATATTAAGACCTTCTGGATTAATATGGAAGGCATTACCAAAACATAATTCATACTGAACAAACTGATTTAGACTTGCCTTCAAATTTCTTCTAATTCTAATTTTTGTAATATTTGAAGTAATTGCTCGATCTGTATTATCGATTACCTGAAGTGCTTTACTATATTTGAATCTGCCTCCAAATTTATTCATATCAACAGACTGTGAATACTCATTCAATGCTGCAACTACAGAACTCTTCAGGTTCGCAGGATTGGTAGTTTGTGATGGATTATAATAAATTGCAGAATCAATTTCAACGTACAGAACTTTGAGATCTATAATTTGCTGATTGATTCCACTAATTGAATACTGCTTTAATTTTGAAAGAATAAACTCTTTATCAAAATCTGATAAGTAGTCACCGTTTTTAGGTTTGATGCTAATATAAACCGTCCCAAATCTTGGAGGATCTAATTCCTCACCTCCAACAACAGAAACTGATTCAGTATTTGTGTATATTTGTTGTATAATTGCTTCATAATCTCTTGGAGTTACTGCACGATACTGAGAAGCATATAATCGAGGTGCAAAATATTTTACTGACGCAATTGGTTCAATATCTCCACCATTTGATGCTTTTTGAACCGTGGTTATAGATACCGAATCACTTGGTAAAAATAAATTGTTATCAGAATTGCGAAGTGAACCTGCATAAGTGAATGATGAAGCACCATCACCTTCTTTTCCATCAGTGACAACGTATGTCGCTGTAATAACGCTTGAGTTCTGTAGTTTCTTACCGAAGAATCCATCACCAAAAAGAAGTTCATACTTTTCATCTTGAACTTCTTGAATCAAATAAGTCTCAGAAGTTGTAGTGACACCAACAATATTGTCGATTTTTGAATATTCTCTACCAAGACCAGTATCACTTGGACCTTTAACGTAAACGACAAGTGTAGAAGTGTCGATTGAAGAGTTATCTAAAACAAACCTTTGATCAAGTGAACCATCGACTGTGAATTGTTTCTTAAGAAACGTTCCCTGATAGATTTCAATCGGAGATGTAGTGGTTCCAAAGGTTGCATATCCACCATTGATGGTGGTTGTTACGTTTTCTGGTAGAGAGAACACATAAGATGTGTCATCTTTCGTTCCAACGCACACTAGACCCGCCTGTAGAGTTGCTGTGGGACTTGTTGAGGTAGTTGGTACTTTAATAATTACTTGTGCCTTAGAGGCGCTTTTAGAGCGGGGTACGTAACCAATATTTCTTGCCAGTGACACAACATTTTCTCTCAGTGTCGCAGAGTCAAGGAATGACTCATTGACAATCATATTTGAGTTAAATGCTGTAATATATGTGTTATACGCTAGAGTGTCAATTAAAATTGAAAAATTGGACCCCTCAAAGTCAAAATCCGTGAAATTTGAATTCGCACGGAGATAATCCTTGATAGAGGTCCTAATTTGATCAAAATCTAAATTAGTAAATTTGGTGAAAGGCATTTTATCTTGTTGCCTCTAATATGAATGAAAATTCTTGTGTCGGAAACTGTTGTCCAATAATATCAAAGATGACTTGCACTTCGAAAGTGTTATCATCGGGTTTAGGATCGACTTCGACCTTCACATTCGTGACTCTTGGATCATAATTGCGAATTGTAGTCAGAATTTGCTCCTGAATTACAGAAGCAGTCGCATAATCAACAAAGTCAAAGAGACTTTTAATTACATCAGATCCAACATCAGGTTGAAAAAACTTTTCTGTCGGAATTGTTTGAACCAAATTACGAATTGAGCGGCTAATTGCTCTTTCATTTTTTAAAATAGGAAGGTCTTTAGTCACGGGATGTGGCTCAAAAGACAAACTAATGTCCTTAAATGCTCTTGATACCCGTGTAACTTCCATTGGACGATA